TACAGGCCAGTTGATCCAATGGCCGCGCCACCGTCCTGAATCGCAGGAAGGTCAGGCGACGTGATAAACCGGAAGCGTTCGCACTTGCCGATTTCGCCAGGCATCGGCGTGCCAGATGCGTACTTTTCCGCAGGAACAAATCCCGCCAAGTCGCGAATGTCAGGCTCTGCGTCCGTGTGGATATAGACGGTGAAACCCTCGGCAACGGCATCCGTACCGAAATCGCCAGAAGCTTTCAGCGACTTATTAACCGGCTTGCCGTGATTGGCCTGCAGACTCTTGGAAATTTTGCGAATCAGGCCCAAGGTAAGAGCCCCATTGACAGTTGAGCGACTGGTGCCAGTGCCACCATAGAATTGATTGGTACAGGCTTTGAGCGCGCCATACACAATCATTTCATTAACCAGTGCAACCCGCTCGCCTACCTGCTCTTTCATGGCTTCCGGGATGTCGTCTTCGTAGATATCGAAGGTCTTATCCGTGAATCCATACAGGCACGAGTACTGGTTAATAACCACCGTCACATCACGCGGCACGATGCTGTCAGGGGATGGCGTAACGCCCTCTTGTGTCAGATGAGCTTGCGCCATTGCGTTGCCGCGATCCCCCGTGCCATTGGCAAAAAAGACGTTTGGCGCTGCAGCCGTAGCGCCATACGGGACATAGGACCGTGCGACATACGTATCGCTGCTGTTCTTCGGCATTTTTACCTGACGGCCAGCGCGAGAAAGCACTTCTTTAACAACCGCGTGACGAAGGATTTCGCCCTTGAATTTATTGATGCGCCCAGTGGTGAGCGCGAAAGTTTGCATACCCATGATTTAAATCTCCAAATCGCAGGCAACAAAAAAGCCGCTCAAGGCGGCTTGTGTTATTCGTTGCGCTGCTTATTTACCTGCCAAAAAAACCCGCATTGAAATCGTCATCTTCGGAACGAGAAGGCTGATGCCCGCCGGTTCCTCGCGGCGCTACTGCGGCTTCGATTCTTTTTTGCCGTGTTGATGCGGCGACTGCTTTCTGTTTCGATGCTTTGAATGTATCGATTGCCTGACCAACAACGTCTGGATCAAAACTGTTTCCGACCGTTGATTGATACTCAGGAGACTGGGAAAAAAACCATTGCCTGAAATCACTATTGGCCGTTACCTCTTTCCAATCCTTATGCGTCTTGGTTAGAAGCTTTTCGCCAACCAGCCTTTCTACGCGCTCCGTAATGCCATCCACGACAGGCGACATACGCTGTTGAACTAACGATTCAATCTGTGCCGGATCAAAACCGCTGACCCCTGGCCGAATTTTCGACAAGACCTTTTTCAATCCCTGAACCTGCATTGCCGCAAGCTCTGGATAATCCTTTCGCATCTCTTCGAAATCATCCTCCGAGACGTCAAGGGCTACGCCAGATTGAAGCTGACTTAGAACACGCTCAATGCCGCCAATTTTCCCGAATGCCGTACTTAACCCCTTGTCCTGCTGCGCTTTGATTTGATCTATCGAAGCTGCGCGGTCAAGAAGTTGCCTGTACTGTTCCTCGGTGATTTGCGCCATTTTCGGAGCCGGATCGGCTTCTGCAACTTCCTCTGCACGATCTTCAACTACCGGCCTTTCGGTGGGCGTGTCGTCAAATCCTGCCGAGAAATCATCATTGCCTGCGTCCAACTCTTCTGCCTGAACTACCTCATCGTTATTCATTGCATCTCCAAGAAAGCAAAAACCGCCCGTAGGCGGTCTATTTCACTACAATCACCCGGCGAATAATCGTGGGGCGCTACTTATGCCGTACCATATGGGGCGGCTTAATCTATCACCGGGATCGGCTTCCCTTTGCCGATCCAGGCTTTCATTTCTGCAATTCTTCCGCGAGTCTCTGCCGTCTTTACTTCCGACGTTTCTCGGTCATTCAGCACGCGAAGCTCATTCAATCGCGATTCAAAATGGTCCATAAACTTTTGCCAAAGCGGATTCATCTTGTCAGACTCGCTGAACGGAATCGGCGTCATTGTGCGAATGCCTGCCCGTTAGGCGCCCGACCGAACGGCTCAACAGCGGGCTTTGCAACCTGTGGTGCATAGTGCTTGTGCGCATCAAGGGCAAGGGTCGCGCCGGATAGTTCTCGCTGTACGTTCAGCCGCATGGATTCTTTTGCCAGCGAAGCCTTGATCTCGTCAAGGGATAGCTGATGTGTCGATGCGTACTCCATCATTGCTAGCTCTTTCTTGAGTTGCAGTTCGGCCATTCTCGCTTGTGCCTCAACCATATTCTTTTCGTGCTGCGCATTGACCAGCGCGGTATCTCTGTCGGTATCGACCTGAATTCGTGTTCGCGCCGTTTCGTTTTCGATTTGCGCGATCTGCGCTTCAGCCTGCAGTGTTGCCTGCGTCTTGGCTTGGTCGGCCTGCGCTTTAATTTGCGCAACCGCAATCTGTACTGGCGGCTGCGGCTGCTGACTCTTCTGAATCTCGGTGAATTCTTCTTCTGTGTATTGAACGGATCGCGGATCAAGCCGCTTTGATTTGAGCAACTGTTCAAACCATTTCGCCGGGTCAATGCGGAACGCCGGATTCATGACCATTCCACCCATTTGCTGCAGCATGTTGTCTTGAATTGCCCGCTCAACAAGGGCAGATGATCCGTGCGCATTGATCTTAAAATCCCCTTTTTCTTCGTCCGGCACGCTGGGGTCGAGCATTAGCCATTCATAAAACCCCAGAATAACGGGTTCGGTAATGTGATCGTCGAACGAGTAGCCAACGGATCGCAGCAGAATGTTTGCGTTATTGTTCTGGATTTGCGTAGCGCCCAATGTCTCCGGCGTCGTCGGACCTGTCTGACCTTGCGAGATTAGCGGGATGTTCGTTGCCTCTTCGGCAAGTCTAAACGCGTACTCAACAATAGCCATGAGCTGCGGCTGCATGTTCGGGAACGTTACCGCCATGAACGCTTTACGTACATCATCAATGCCGGCGTCTGGCGTCTTAAACCACAGCTTGTCTGGCGTGATTGTCCATGATCCGTCTGCAGGCGTTATTCCAGACTGATCAATTACAATCTGCGACCCCGCCGACTTTCCAGCGTTGTTGATCATTGCGCGAGTGCCTGCATTGCACATGCGCTGCGGCATCGAGCACTGTTCTCCAACACCAACACCGGCCCAACTCCCCGCTCTGCGCGTCCATGGCATTGCCTTGTAGGGGAACTGCCCTGAGTCCAGCGGATTGACGATCACACGAATAACAGAATCATTAATCAACGTCGCTATTACAAAGACATCTTCAACATCTTCCGCAATGATTCCAGCTTCTTTCGGGTTTGCTGTCGCTAGGTCGTCGATGTGCATTGATCCGTAAAAATACCAAACCTCATAACGACCATCCGTCTTCTGTTGATGTGGGCTTTTCCCGTCTTCATTGATTTTCCCCGGCCCCTCTTGAATCACTTTTTCAATCTGCGAGCTGATATAGCCTTCTTGCCCGATTAGTTTTTTCAGCATCCTTTGTGAAAGGAAGTCACGTTCGAGAATATAGTCGCCGTGATGAATATTTTCCCCGCACGACGGTTCCGGGAAAACGTTCCATGGATCAACCCACTTAGCAGACGGCACAACTTCTTTGACGATCTCCAGAACAGATGTATCTCCATTCGCGCTCATCTTTTGGTAATGTCGCGCGTCAGGAAACGGCGCCTTGATTACGCCGACGCCAATGCGTGCAGCATCATGAATAACGTTACGCATATGTTGCTGAAACTTTGCCTCGATCAGCCAATCCTGAATTCTTAACTCGGCTTTTTTTGCTGCATCATGCGCCTTGTCTTGCCGCTGCTTCGCCAGATCGCCGACCGTCGCTTGCGCCTGAGTCCCGTCTGGATTCTGCTTAATGATTGGGGTGCCAGATTCGTCCGTCGCCGGAGTACAGTTATTGATTTCAGCATCCTGTACCGGCGTTGCATCCAGCGAAAACGGCTTGTCGTCAATTGGCAGCAGGATTTCGCCAAGCTTTGCCGCGCCAGCATCGACATACCTGCTTGTTAGCCGCACATAGGCGTTGGATCGAACTTCGCTCTGCTTAGAATAATTAGACGTTACCGGGCCTTCCATGCTCGAAGGCTTTGCCCACTTCGCCTTTGCAAAATCTCCGCGATTGGTATCGTCAATGCCTAGATATGCCTCTTCGCAAGACATCCAAACATCTTCTATTCCGCTTTCTTTTCGCGCACTGATCGCTTCATCTCTTTTTTCAGCAATGGCCTTGCCAAGCTCTGAGAGTTTGCTATCAATGTCTTGCATGCGTTCTCGCTTCTGAAATAAAAAAACCCGCCTCAATGGACGGGTTTGGTTTTTTGGGCGCACCGGCCCTGCGATAGATAATAGTCAAAAGCTATCGCCTTGTCAATAATAATAGCCAATAAGATGGCAGGGTTACTCTGTGCCAGAAAGCCCTATACAAATGCAATGGAATGTCGATCGTCTTGCGCATGTAGTCGTCCTCTTCTTGCCAGCGCTTCACCGCTTCGCCCCATAGAAGAATCGACGCCACGAACGCGACGTGCGGAGCATCCCCAGGCTGCGTAGATTATTGATCATCGCCAACATCCCGAACCCACGACTGCAGGAACAACAACTGCATCGTCGTCTCTGCGCAGCGCTGTGTTAGCGGCGGCGCAATTCCACCGGCACCAGTTCCAGAGTCGGCGGTGGCAGCATCAACTGTGCCGGTGGAATCGGGTACGCCTGGCGCTTTACCAGTTGATCCTGACAACATGCGCCGAGCGTAGCTATCGCGCAAAGCAACAAGATTCGCTGCCCAATCGTTTGAAACCTGTTCGCTGACAACATCGGTTCGCTCCTTTTCGCTAATGACTGCTGCCGCTGCAGCTTGCTTGTAGTCTGTCAAATCCTGTTGTGCTGCGGTAATCCTCAGCCCTTGTATGTACCAGGCACACGAAGCGCCGATCAGTGCTGCAATGCCATACGGTAGCGCGCTACGTAGCATGGTGATCATTAGCGGATTCATACTTTCCCCTTTGCGACATAGTTGCTGTACACGCTCGTCGCCAGCAGCGTGACCGGAGCCGTGACGGCAGCAATGATTGCAGCGATCTCTACACCATCCCGAGCATTGCCCGTAGCGAACCACGCGCCCCAGGTGTATGCCTTGGCTGTCATCGCGCAGGCAAACAACAACATCAGCCGATGAATGATTTTGTACTTGTCGAGCAAGTCGGAAAATTCACGGGTTGTCATTGCACTGAAATCCAGACTTCGTTACCTGCGTATTCTTGATCCTCAACCAGCTTCGTTAGCGTTGCGACACGCTCCGCACAATTAACTACACCAGTCATCGTGCGAACCCGACCAATGAGCGGGCATCCTTCCGTATCGTCTGCCGTGTTGCCGCCGTGAATGCGGATGCCTTCGAACTGCGGAACGCCAACAATCAGCGGCATCAACTTCAGGAAACGCTGCGAGAATGTTGCAGTCAATCGGTAGTATCCGCGAGGGATTGCTGTCTGCTTCGGAATTTTCACGCCGCCGGCCTCTAGCTCACGGTCCGTATCTTCGCAGGTGTAAGCGAAGTGCTTTCCATCAACCGTCAGTCTGCCCAGTGTGAATTTCGGACTGAAAACCTCGCGCTGCAGAACGACTTCGATCTTTTTCATTTGGATCGCTCCAGCACGGTGATTCTTGTTTCGTGCGTCGCAATCTCTTTGTGCTGGCTTTGTAGTGACGTGTTTATTTCCGCCAGATCAGTGCGCGCAAGCTGCCATATCCCGAGCCCGATCACTTGCGCTACGCCGATAACCCATACAACGATATGCCATGCGCCCCGCCCTTTGTTGAGTAGCGCATCTTCCGCCCGTGTGTGCTCGTCAAAATTCGTTAGATGTGTTTCCAACTTGCTCGATACTTCTCTGATAGTGTCTGTGTTCGCTACCAAGGAATTATTGATCGCGTTGAGAACGATTAAAAACGCCCGTTGCTTTGGATCGTTTTCTTCCAAAATCATCGTTTCGATTTCCATCGGAAGTTTGTCGGTGTGCCGTCGAGATTGGGCGCTAACCATCCTGTCACCTACCGTTGTAATTTGTAACAGACGTTGGTACGACAAGCGGCGCCGGCTGTGTCACGACCGTCGGCGTGGCCGTGTAGCTGTCGTGTCGATCCGTCGTCGTCGGCGTGTAGTTGCCGCCTAAGGCGCCTGTCCCGCTCAGTGTTGTGGTCGGCGTCGAGGTACTGTAGCTGCCACCGCCCAGCGTGCCGGTTCCGCTGAGCGTCGTTGTCGTGGTATTGGTCACATTCGGCTGTGGGACCGGTCCCGGCTGTACATTTTTGACGACACCGCCGACACTGTTGATTAGGCTTGCCGACCCCTTGAGCACGGCGAGCGGCGCAGCGATCAACCCGACCGTCGATAGCGCTCGATCCCAAACCTGCACGGAATGATCAACCGGCGCAGGCGCATATTGCAGCGCCGATTGCTGTCGGCCAACGATGAGCGACTTGAGCTTGCCGTCCTCACCCATTTGCAATGACAGCAACGGTGTAGCCTCTTGTGCCGCGTGCGATTTCTGGATTTCCGCCTGTGCTTTGTAGTGGTCGGCTTGCGCCTGCTTGAATTCCGAACTCGCACAACCGGGCAGAATCGCTACCATCACCAATCCGATAAGTACGTTTTTCATCCGATCACCTCATGCCAAGGGTCGCCTGTGTTGAAGCCAGACACAGCAACCCATTTGTAATTGAGCAAATCTCGTTCCATCACACGTGG